CCCTTTAACTTTGCTTTGAAGTCGTCTACGCCGAGAATGGCCATTGTGTGTTCTCCTTATTGCGCCTTAAACCGTGCCGACTACTTCTTCAAACTCAACTCCTGTTCTCACGCCCACGAAGTTTAGAGTTACGTAGTTGATTGAACGCGCTGGTTTGATGAAGATGCTAGCAACAAATTCGTTACGGTCGATTACAGCAGGTGTGTTGTTCGTTTCATCACACACAACGCGGAAATCAGTAATACCACGACGGCCCTGAATTTCGCGAAGGAATGGCTCAACAATGTTTACAAATTCTGCCCTTGTGAATTCATCGTTGAACTCAAACAGAACATTTCGCGCTGCAATTGCAATTGCTCTTTCGATCACCAAGAACAGTCGCCGTACGTTAATGCGGTCGAATGCTGATGGTCTATTTAGCTTGGTTTTGTCTCCGTACAGCAACACACCTTGACCAGGAATATTTGCAATAGGATTAATACCAGCCTTGTACAGCGTATCACGCTCCGACTTTGTTGGTGTGTACGACAGTGATGTAACACCTAGATACTGACCTCGTCGTGCACCAGCTGGTGAGAACCACGGAGCTGCAACAAAGTCTGTCGCGGCCATAAGACCAGCTGTTGATGATGCTGCTGGAATCCAACGATATTTGTCGTTGTATTTATCATAGACCTTCAGATAGTTGTTATCCATGATCAGGTAAGAGCTGCTAGTAAAGTTGTTTGCTGTAGCAACCGCGCTTGTAACAGGAGTTGTTGATCCAACAATGTCTGTTCGTGCAGGAGATGCTACAACCACACAGTCCTTACGGGTGCTCTGCGCGATAGTTACCAGATCGTTAACAACTGTTGTTTGTGCAACGGAAGAAGACATTCCTGGGGCGATTAAGAAATCAACCTGAATGTTGTCTTTGTCTTCCAGCAGGTCAAAACCGGATGCAAATTTAGCTTCGTTAAGAGTAATCGAGTTTTTACCTAGTGTAAACGATGCTGTTCGTGTTGTTAGACCAGCACTATCATCTGCGTAATCCAAACCACTCGCTGCTACTTGACCTGATGTGTTGTCAAATTCTTGTAGACCAGCTGAGTCTGTAGGACCAAATCCAGCCATCCAGATATATCTGGATCTGTCGTTAATTACGTTGATGATGTAATTTGTTGAACCATCTGTATTCTTAGCATCAGAAGCAAGAGATACATATGGGAATCTTTCAAGGACGGTGCCTCTTGATCCAGAGATGTCACCATCTTCATCAACAACAACCACGTGCATTTCATCGTTGCTTGCACCCGCAGCTGCAGCATAAGAAGACGTCCCTGGCGCAGCGTCAAACTCTCCAGAGTATGACCATCCGCTAAACGCAGAATCGTTAGCTGGACATGTAGAAACCAGCAAACTGTTACCAAGCGCACCTGGGTACTTTGCAAAGAAGATGTGGTTGTCGCTATCCAAAGAAAGCGCTTGGTTGTCAAAATCGTCACGGTTCTTGACTAGGGGAACGTTGTTACCACCACCATCGGTAGCGTTACCAGCACTATCCCCGTCTACCATGCGGACAACCTGTAATGAGTTAGAATATCTTAGGAAGTAAGCAGCTGATAGGAAATCAACCGCATTACTATCGCTTGGGGTTCCGAATGTGGATACCAGACTCGCTTCTCCATCGATTAGCGTCGTCTCTTCCACAGGCCCCCAACGAAAGTTACCAACAAAACCGCCGGTTGTTGACTGAACGTTAGGCACTACGCCTGTAAGGTCAATCTCGCGAACGATAACAGCTGGTGACTCAGATGGAGTAAAAATTGCCATGAGTATTTCCTCTTCCAGTGTTCGATTATAAGCCGTACATTATAAGGTAATTCACTTAAATGTATTTATAATCTACACAAATTAGAAGATTTGGTCTTCCCACGATGGCTCTGTTCCCTCAATAGCCCAAGGATCGCTTTTGTATCTTTCCATCATCTCGTCTTGCTCAGCAGCATCCAACCCCAGTCATATTCATAAAATCATCGCCAAGAACAAAATATCCAAATAAAACCAGGTTCATCATCAAGTCGTCATGATTGTTATCTGACGCTTCATATGACTGACCCTTTGCAATAAAAGTAGACATTTCGCGAATTGTTTCTTCATCAACAATTTTTAATTTGTGAGATTCGATAATATCTTTAATTGCGCTACAACCTATTCGCTTAACTTTTTTATTAACTTCTATACCAATTCGATCTGATTTAATAACAGATTCCAGATGAATATTTTCATATTCAATGTCGTGGTATAAAGCATTACAAACTATAGAACCTTGATCATTGCTTTCAACAATAACATATGCATTGTTATACAATCGCGCATATTTGTGAATAATATCTGGAAATAATAATGGTGAAATTGTGTTATTTCGATATACAGCTACTTGCTCAAAAGGCTTGCTGGTAACATTGATAATGTTAAACGTAGAGTAATCCTGACCCCTACCTTTAGACACGTCAACCATCATTAAATAATCATTATCCTTAACAGGCTCTTTGTATACAGATAGACAATTGTTTTCTCTCAATGCTATAGGTTCAACTGCGCGCAAGTCAATTAGCACCCTTGAATCAATTAACGTGTCACCCGTTCCGAAGAATGTGTTTCCAAACTCTTGGTCAAATTGTAGCTGAGACGTGTTCTCAATTGTCTGCTTTTTCCACTCTTCATCGCGACCCGGAACGTCCCACCAGTCCACGCGAAATGGCTTGTATTGATTTGTTCGCTGTACAGCTCCTTCCCAGATCTTGTGGTATGTGTTACCGATACCATTAGCGGTAGACGTGATGATCACCTTTGTGTCTTTACCAGATGAAACAACTGGATATGTCGACGTGTAGAACGTCGCTGCATCTTCAACAAATGCAAACTCGTCCAAATATAGCAAGTTAACAGAAAAACCACGAATAGATGAAGCAGACGTCGAACCTGCCATGATTGTGCTGTTATTGCTAAATTCGATGCTACCCTTGTTCAAGCTCTTACATCCTGGCTGCAGCCAGAACGGAAGGTTTTCAAGCATCAGTGTGACACGAGAAAGCATCTCACGAGCAGTAGCACCTTTGTTCGCGAGAATAGCAACCGTCTTTTCAGAATGAAAAATTGCATACCACAGCAGATATGCGACAGAAGAAATTGAGTTGTGAGTAGGAACCCAATTATCACCACATAGATACAGATGACTGTCGTTGTTTACAGATATACACTGTGTTGGAACACTTTCTACCTGTTCAACATTAGTGATGTAGTGTCTTGTAGCTTTGGGGTGGTTTTTTCGCTTTGTCTGTTGGATGTGCAACTTGCGCTTTAATTTAAACACATCTAATGAAGTGCTGAAACGCACAGTCCAATACTTTTGGTCAGTAATTGTCTTGTATGACAAATAACTCTTAATACCCAGTGAACTCAACAGTTCTCTAAATTGATCGATAATGTCACGATCTTTCTGATAAAATTCACACGCGCCACTAGCTCTAACAACACTGCCATCTGTGTCCATTAAACCGCGCAATAATTCAAGACGTTGGTTGATTGAGCTTCTCAAATAGTTGTGAGGAATGTGTTTATTGTTCTGTATATTGTGTTCACGCAACAAGGTGGTTAGTCCTGTGATTGTAACAACCTTTGCAGTGTTACAATCTCTCAATCCCGTATTTGATAAAGGTATGTAACTAATGATTTCTTTTAGATCTGATTCTACACCATATACACATCCAACACGTCTACTACCATCCCCTAACCACACACCTAGGGTGTAAGGATCAATTGGTAAGTTGCGTTCAGGTAATTCCACCGGGCGAGCAGCATCTATAAACATTCGTCCGTTTGAATACGTTTTTGAGCCGCTATGAAACTTATCGTAAATCTCTTGTGTCGTTATTGTTCGAGCAGATTTGTTATAACGGGTCCAGCTGTTGTGTTTAATATCCCATAGGTGTGTTGATGAGGCTTTAACCGTTTCACCTGTATCGAATGTTATTTTATATATTATCTTATCGTTAAATATAGGAGATTTATCAATTACTGTTGTAGGTAACCCATCATCGCCAATTACTTGATCCCCAATTTGCAAATCGCCGATCGTCGACCACCCTGTTGGTGTTGGTATCTTTGTGTTGAGAGGTTGGTCTTTGCCTGACTGTCTACAAGCAAGCACAATGCTGAATCGATTGTCGTTGAAGTGATCAAACATCTTCTCCTGGTACGGGTATAGGTCAAAAGGAACCAAACCGCGATCCAGGTTAATTACCTTACAATATTTACGCGCAAAGTAAGCGGGATCTTGAGAACACTTAATATATTCGTTTACCTGCTCTTGTGTAAACTGAGTAATTACCCCATCACGCTTAACTTGCGGATTACCATTATACCAGTCAACTATCTCAGGCATATCACCAATCCCATTTATGGGTTTTACTTATCACTGTCATCAGGCGTTACGTCAATCATTGTTTGTTGCTGAAGCATACGTTGAAGATCTGTCGTAGAACCAATAAAGACGTTTGTTTGTCCTTCTGGCGTTGGCAGTTGCTTTGCTCCAGTTTTGTTAAGGTCTTTCTTCTTTTTATGCATATCCATCAATTTGTCATTGATGTCGCTAACGTTCTTCATTAGGGTAGAAAAAACCTCGTATGCACGCGGATGCTCTGTCGCCCGTGCAACGTCCATCATATCATCTAAAGCTTCTTCCCCTTTGGTCAGTAGCTTGTAATACATTTGACGAGAGTATTCGAAGTCGTTGTCTATATTAGGGTTTTGTTCTGAATCTGTCATGCACTATCATCAAAAGCTAAGTCAATCACAGTATTAAACCCGTAGTCGCTATCGGGACTAGCATCAGCTGGATCTGGAGTGACTGTTATTGTTTCAATCAACACATCGCTGTCGCGACCACCTTGATTAATCTCATATATCTTATTTATAGCCTTACGAATAATTGTTGCATTGCCTATTGGACCCCAGAAATTAATCTTCATATCAAAATCTAGTGTGTATATGATTGTCCGCCGCTGTTCTAACGCCGCTTCATAATCATCAGTGAACGAAATTCCTGTCAACGTTACCGGGACATCTTCGGTAACATTTGGGTATTCTTCGAATGGTTTAACCGTCAGCGTATACTGAGGATTAAAATAAGGAACAATTTGCTCAACGACTTGTAAAGCATCGTCGTGAGTTTTTGCATATATGCTCAGCTGAAAGTTTATTGTATATGGAACCCACGCACGAAACTTATTACGCTGGGTGTTGACACTAGCAGCTTGGGAAAACGTTGTTGTCTTGCTTATTTGTCTGTTAGGATCATAATTAAAGCTGACAATCTCAAAGGACATTCGTGGTAGCTTAATTGCTACTTGTGTATCAGTATCTAGGTTAGGATTCTCGCGAATTCGCTCGATAAACTTACGGCGGGGTGCATAAGCAAGAGGTACCTTTAGAGTGCTGTATCCAGTGTCTGAGGCGTCCTTGCGCATGATGTATATGTCGTTGAACAGCTTGCCAAACATAGCAACACTTTTACGAACCCGTTGATGGTAAAAATAAATTCCAAAAATGGGACTACCCTCCTTTATGGGTCTTCGGTAGATTTATTATCTAGGATCCCCGAAGGGGTTGGTTTCTGTAAAATCAATAAAATCAGACTGTGTATCAAAATCATCATTCTGAGCGTTAACTTGGTTTAGCTGCTCATCAACAGAAGTTATAGTGCGTTTAAACGTCGCTCCATTAGTATCCGTTGCAGTGAGATCTCCTGTTGTAAACAAGTGGAAGTCGCTGTCGTCGGAGCCAATTTGAGTCACCGTGAGGATATTGTCTGAGTCATTGTAGGAGACGACCTCACCAGTTACTGTTGCACCGGATCCAAGAAGTTGGCTAACTGTTGATCCCACAACAAAATCAATTTCTGCTGAATCAGCAAGCGACAATACCTGCTTATATCCAAGATTCTCTATGTCGTCGATCTCCTCAACTCCAGTTTCTATGTCTTCTCCGCTATACTCAAACAACTCACACCGCAATCTGTACACAGGCAAATTGCTTAGCTGATAGAATGGCTGTTCATGCTCAACGTGCATAATCTGGAACATCGACTTCGACAGCGGAAGATACAACAGGTCTCCCTCTGCAGGTCGGTCCACGACAATTTCGTTGTCATATCTAGAAACAGTTTGATCCCACCGACGTCTCGCAATGATAAACGATGCTTGGTCGCGGATCTCAATACCAAATTTTGTAAATAGATCTCCCTCTCCATCGAATCCTTCGACGTTCTCGATGTAAACTTCTACTTTATAAGAGCTGTTAAACCTAGAAGGGACATCATCACCAAATATTACATCTTCGTTGACCAGATCTCGAGGCAAGTAATATACATCTTGCCCATACATCCGAATGCTTTCAATAATGATGTCTTCATATAAAAGCTGTTCTGATTTTACCTTTTGGCTAAAATAATGATTAGTTGCCATTTGTTACCCCACATAAAAATCAGGAGGAAACTCAGCGCTTAATCTAATATCTTCTTCTAATTTTTCAATTTCCTGTAACGCATCTTCATATATTTGCCGGCCATTTATTGTGACACCACCCGGAAGCTGCATACCCTCAAACTTGATTAGATTAGATCCCCATTGTTTCTTGATTAATGCTGTGGTGTATTTTTTTAACCACTTATCGTTCCAAATTTGATTAAACGTGTTAGGGTCTACAACGCGATAAGCCTCATAAACAACGTAATCACCAACTTCTAAATCCCCGTCGGTCAAATCTCCGAAAATATAGATCCGATCCATTTTTCTATTAAATTCGATTTGCGGAGTGCCGTTTAGTTTCATGTCAATTAAAGACAGATATTGCTGAATTTGTTCATAATATGCCATATCACCCATATATGTTTGTAGGTTGGCAATATCATTTAAGTGAAGTTGATATTTGATATCAAAAAAATCTTTTCTGATTTGACCACCGCGGATCGGGAACAACCTGTTTACAAACAGCACATCAGTGCCAATAGGAATAAACTCGTTGCTTAAATCGCTATCTGTCAGCTGATGAGCAATGTAATCTCTATATGTCGCATCACCGTGGTATTCTTGATAGTATTGCAAAGCTTCATCAACGCGATCCTCCAGCTGATCTGGATCAACGTTGATCTCTAATACTGGCGCGCCGAGATCGCGCAAGCAATATTCAATTAGAGTTTCTCTTGATGTCGGAGCTACCATCAGTTTACCTATTTGTTGTTATCTGCTTTTATTTATAGGTATTTTTGTTAATCACGTGTTGACATTTGTATCCCAGGTCTGTGAGGAATTTGTCCACATCGTCAAACTTGGGCGCCCCTTGATTATAGTTTGTAAATTGTGCCTCAACAATAAGATCTGGTTTATTGCTCAAAACGTTTTCCGCGCCCTTTAACACATCCAGCTCTGCCCCCTGCACGTCTATTTTAATCAAATCGGCAAGCGGCCAACCCGCTTGTTTGACAACACTGTCTAATGTACGTGTTTTCATTGGCGTTGGTTTGATGTTGTCGTAATAACCAGTGGTTTCTTTGTAGTAGCTGTTACCACCTGGATTGTCAACATCATTATAGAACATTACAGTGCGGCCATCTTGATCTGATAACGGACCTATGTAGCCTTGGTGTGGGTGAAAAAACCGCCGAACCGCTGGGGACGCATCAAAACAAAAAATGCTTGCATCAGGCCAGATCTTTTGTGCATGTCGTGTCCAATGTAATACACACGCACCAATGTCATAAATTACTCTTGGTTTAATTGATAAAGACTTTAAGAAATCAACGTGGGTTTGAGGTAGCAGGTCCGCTTGCGCGACTTTGTCGAGGTGTGTTAACTGTTGTGGTTTTGGTTTACGCTCTGGCATCTGCACCAAGAATTGTGTCTGCCCGATGTGTTTGCAAATCACAGTCTTTTCAGCCCACGTGAAGTACCCGTGCTGCTCCGCTTTACGGCACATATTAACATCTTCTGAAACAGTATGCTTATGTTGTAATGCACTTTTATAAACAAATTGTGGATATCCAATCGCAGATAGTACTTCCGATTTAATTAGGCAGCATCCCATTCCGCAAGCGGCAACGTTAACAACATCTCCTGGTAAATCTGCAAGTTGCTCAGCTGTTATGTTTGTACATCCTCCTGATGGCGTCATCTTATATATTTCTAAGATGTGTTCTCCAGGCTTGCGTTGAATATACAGCCCCGAAATAATATCTTTATCTGCTGCTAGCAATTTCTTTAGAGCGTCTTTGGGTAATACAATGTCACTATCAACACTAAACAAGTAATCGTAAGCGCTGACTGCCCAATGCGCAATTAAATTACGAATTTGATCAATCTGATATCCATAAAAGAATTGAAAATCTACTGAGTATCCTTCTGGGATTTCCTGATCGTAAATTGACTTAAATGTTTCAGGTTCAATATATTTGTTTGTTGGAACAGCAATCAAAATTCGTTTCATAATCCAGCATTCCTGTTTTGTTCTTCTGCATTAACTTTATAATCGTTTAATGGATTAAGATCATTGTAGTGGCAAACAATCTCCTTTACGGCAACAGGATTAGATGCTTTTTCAATTAATTGATAGAATAAAGGATTATCTGCACCTGCCATCATCCATTCACCAAATGGCTTCTTAAATGCATTGTGATCTAAATTTTTGGTTAAGTTGCTATTAAATGTTCTCAAGTGTGTGTATGGAATCTTCCACGGAAATGAAATCTTGCTGTATTGTTTGTTATTAATAACAGATTGGGGGTATTGTTGCGCAATTAGTGGAATCTGATCTGCCTCAGACCACATAGAACCATATGTGAAATCGACACCATTATGATACAAATCGTTGTACATATCAAACACCGTATTGTTATTGACAAGCCAATCGTCCCCATCTAATAGCATTACAATACAGTCGGGTTGCAACTTCTTAAATGCACGCAGCTGATTAACAATTGCTCCTGCACGAACAGGATTAGATGTTAGTTTAAATCTCGGTCGAATTCGCTGTGGAAGCGATTGTATTGTTTCGCGTGCAACTTGACTACCATCATCGTCACTAGCATCATCTATTAACCAATGTTGGTAATTGTCATAGTCTTGTTGTGCAACGGACCTGATACATTTTTCAATGTAATTAGCTGCGTTGCGGAATGGACTAATGATAACGATAGGTTTTTGTTCGCCATAACTAGTATACTTTACTCGTTGTGAGTCGTTGTTAAACCGCCGTCCAAATATACGGGCGACCTTTTGATTAATTCGGTCCGCACGACGATACTGATCAACGTTGAGAAACTTACCTAGCTTGTAGTAAAGATGTTGCTTCCATTGTATAGCAACGGTATCCCAACCAACAATATCATCAACTACAGAGCAATACCACTGTTTTTGCTTGTGTAGATAATCATTGTTATAGGCTTCTATAACAGTCTGCACAAATAACTTTGTTTGATTTTCTTCGTCTATATTATTAAATAGAGCATTATTGGTTGAACTATAGTTTATTTTATAACACGCCTGATCAATTGCTGTCTCTTCTAAAGCACCAAACCTATTAGTAACTACGGGAGTGCGATAAACCAACGACTCTAAAGTGCTAATTCCAAATGTTTCGGGAAACGCTGTTGGATATAACATCATGTACGAGTTGCTGACAATTTCTGATACTTCTCGTTGGGTAATAACTCCTGTGAAAGTAACATCTTGCTGCCGTAGCTTTTTATCATCCATCATTTTACGAACAAGCTGTTCTTGCTGATCGGGCTTGTCGTTAGGGAACCTGTAATACCCACCAATACATGTTAATTTAGCTTGTGGGATAGCTTTTTTAATTTCAGGCCAAATTTTTGTTATTAGTGGAACCAATCCTTTTGTCGCACTGGCATTATAGACAAATCGATTTTTATCCTTGTGGGCGATTATGTGGTCTTGCATAACAACATCGTGCACGTTGACACCATTACGTGTCTGAAAAAATTTGTGTTTCAGAACTTCAAAATTCCGCTTGCGACCGTGATTGCAACTTGTTACATACCAACTGTGAAAATCTGATAATGTGAACACCTCGTCAATGAAGCCCCCAACAATCATTTCCTCAAGAACTTCATCTCCTTGGCAAAACGTATCATGCATCCAAAGTACTCTGTACTTTGCTGCCATTGTCAAATGGACATATTGATTATCGTTTCGGAATGGAGCTGTTGATCGTGATGAAATGACAATATCGTATTGGTCAACAGAGGATTGTAACAAATGAGTTTGGTGGTCAATATACCTGACACCATCGTACACACCAGGACTAGAAAAATCGCTGCGGCATTTATTGTAAACCGTGACGTCAAATCCCAGCTTGACCAACTCACGGCTGATATAAATTACTGCTGACTCAGATCCTCCGAGTCCCCTGTGTTGTACTGTTGTTCCATCATATGGCAGACCGAGAAGGTCAATAATCGCAATTTTCATTTCACTTATTTTAATCCTTAAATATTGTCATTGCATCTGAGAATGGCGCTGTTAATAATATTCGCCCACCTCTTAACAATACCTGCCGAGCGCTGTTCCCCCAGAAGCTGTCGGTCGACGCTTTTACGATTCGTGGTGATGCTTTATTAGAAACATCAACTGTTATCAAGCCATCTGTAAACCGAGCTGCTATGTATACTCTATTCTTTGTCCCAGAAAGCGCTATCCCCTCAGGTCCCCCAAGATCTCCACTGGTTATTGAACCAGTAACTGATGGCGAGGATTTGTTTTGGACATTAATTACCTTTAAATAATCGACCCAATACCCTGTTATATATGCATAGTCACTATCCGCTACAATTCCCTTACTGCGGCGTAAGTCAGAGTCTCCAGTAATACTTCCTGTGCGAGTTGGGCTTAACGGATTAGAAACATCAATAATGTGCATGCCGCCAGTGGCAGGCGCAGATCCTGTACCCCAATCAGAAGCATAAACGTAATTACCGTGACGGTCAAGAACAGACAGCTGCCCAAAGTTTGCGGAATCAGTCATAACATTAGCGATTGACATATTATAAGGATCGCTAATATCAACAGTAACAAAATTTGGGCCGTAGGTTGCTGAATCTGTTCCCCACGTTCCTGTTCCAATAAACAAGTGTTGGTTGTCCCCGCTAGTAACCATTCCCCATGGATATGCAAGACTTGGTAGGCTCCGAATCTGACTAGCTATTTTAATTCTATCTGGATTGGAAACATCAAATGCTGTTACTGTGTGGTCGTCTTGACCGACAGCAAATACGTAATCCTTAATAGCTACTAGTTGAGAGGTTGTTTGCCCACTTAATGCTGAATAACAACCAAGTTTAGAAACTGGTGAATATGGAGTCAACGTATTACTGTTTGTTACTCTGTGGATAACAAGCTGTCGGCCAAAATAACCAATGGTGTAAACACGATCACCATAAGCAGCAATTCCGACATTACCATCCCACTCCAATTCTCCACGGTGTGAAAGGAATCTTGGTTTGGTTTTAGTTGTAATATCAATACAACCCATTAAACCCCAATTAGAGCAATTATACCATAACGAATTGTTATCGCTGTCTAGGTAGGGGTTTGCTACTGGTCCATTCATTACAGCCCGCGTTGCACTGTCTTCTACACGAGAGACAAGCGTTAGATTAGATGGGGTGCTGTAGTCAAAAATTGTTAATGCATCAGAAACATTATTAACCACATATGCCGTTTTTGTGTTTGGGGATATAGTTATCCCCAGCGGATTGTTAATCGCTGAATCATCGCTAAACGACAGTGAGCTAGAAACAGTAATGTTATCCACATCAGAAATATCTAACACAGAAACAATATCATCTTGGCCGCCGGTAATAATCGCTGTATCGCTGTCGATCGCTATTTCCGCTTTTGCTTTGTTCGTCGCTCCAACCGAGGAATCGGCCCAGGTTCCTCTCAGAGAGATTTCACCTGTCGATCTTGTAACGTTATAAATGTACAGCGATCGACCATTGACCTCTCCATCTAGGTTGGGGATAAGTAGATAGTTACCTGTTCTGTCAAACGTTGGTGTTCCTCCAACTGCGGGCGTCCGCACATCGGGGCGCTCATTTTGGGAATCTAGCCAAGCAATGGCGCTGTCGAGCGGAACGATGTTAGCTGGATCGCTGACATCATAGGAATACAATTTAAGCGCTGTTGTGAAGCACGTTGCATATAAAATATCGTGATCTCTATCAACAAAGATGTTGTCGGCGTACTGATCGTCTTCCCCAAAATTTATTGCTGGTACTCTTTCTGGCGCTCCCAAATCATATGCGTAGATCGGTCTCATGTTGCTCGGATCGCTAACATCGAATCCTGTTAAGTTTCCACTAGTCTCACCAGAAGCCCACAGTATGTTATTATTACCCATAGACAGTGCAATTGTTCTTTCCCACTGACCATAACCACTGTCTTCGGTTCCTGCGACTTTGGGCCCACCGGCAACAATATAATCGCTGTCAATCATTGGACATTCCCGATCATTATATTGACCAGAAATATATCCGACTACATACGGAGAAGTTCTATCGGAAATGTTGTACGCTGTTATTCCACCACCGTCCCAATAATTACCAATAAATAGCGTATCACCAGCGTCGTTTACTTCTAAATCAAGACTTCCGGGGCAATCGATATGATTACCGCCCCACTGAGAAATCAGTTCTGGTTTAGTCGGATTAGTAAAATCCCATACAAAAATTTGGCCGTTGCCAAAGTCTCCCGTTGATATGTAACCAAACACTTCTCCACCAGATTCAAATACTTGTATGTTGCACACTTCTGTCATTTCGTTGAATTGTGTAAACGATTGACTAGTAATTGACGTTTGGTCACTAACATCAACGCATTCAATGTAACCATTATCGTAGCACATCCAAAGGTTATTACCATTAATAGCCATTGTTTCAATGTCAACAGCTTGATTATCTGCGCGTTTATATGTCCCAACAACCTTCGAACTATCATTGGTAACGTCTACCGCAAGTAGGGTGTCCCATCCCCCTAGGTAAACTACATCAGAATCGGGATCAGCAACAAGTTCTCTTGCATCGATTGCTCTCAAACTTGAATCTGGTGTAAACGTCGCAATTTTCGATAGACTGTTATAATTAGAAACATCTACAATATGCATTTTGGAAAACCGATTGGTGATTACCTCAGCGATATATGCTCTATTACCTTTAATCACAACATCGAGAATTCCTATTCCGATATTAGAATCTGTTAGCGTGTCCGCAACCGATGGTACTTCGGGGTTGGTAACATTAATAGATGTAATAATAGCAGAATCTTGCCCAACAACCAAAAGGTAATCGCTATCAGGATCTGCAGCACCAGTATAATTGTCTACACCGGTTAACCCCGTAAACTCGAAGAACGTTCCTCGTTGCCAACCATATGATGGCGGCCCCATTCGAAATGTAGCCATTCGCTGACCACTATCAGCAGACACTTGTGTACCAGGAGCGTTGGTCATATAGATCCAATCGCGGCCATCTTGGTGTTTGTGGATCGGGCGCCACGGCGCAGGCATAAAACTACTGAAACGGTGCGCAAAGCGGCCGATATATCTTTTATCAACAGTATTCATAGCAACAATTTCTGTATTATTCCATACAGCAATCGTTCCAAATTTACCAGAATCGTCAAGAGTGAAGTCTTGGTTTATTACCATATCATAATCAGGCTGTCGCATTGTACCATGCGCAGCATTATAAAGAAATGTCGATGTATTTGAATTTAAACCTTCAACAGAATCAATCCGCGAAACGCCACCAAAATAACCAAGTGCAATTTCTCCGGAATCAGGAACGCCCTTCTTGACCCCGCGAAACGCGCTTAGCGAGATCCCGCCCGTCAAGGAGCTGTCGAACTCGTCTCTGACGTTTCCTAAACTGAAACTCTTTCTTGGGATGCTCACTTACCCATCTCCCATCTTTCTTAACATGGTATTTTGTTGGTTGTTTTGTGGGTCTTCCACGAGAATTGTATAGAGGGTAGTCTCTGTATTCGTTACCCAATAACACGTTGGTAGGATCACGCTCATGTTGCTTTTCCGTTGGATCGTTACTCATCTTTCTCCAACCTCTTAACTTTTTCCGTTAACTCTTTTACAGCTTCAATTAATAAGCCAACCATATTACCATAACGAACAGCTTTTGTTCCTTTGGTGTTGTATATAGCTTCCGGAAGGACCTTTTCCACGTCTTGCGCAATTACTCCCGTCATAGGTTTATTGGGATGATCTTTATACTCAAATGTAACACCATGAAGTTGATTAATCTTTTCGAGGGCGTCAACAATTGGAGAGACATTTTGCTTAGCTGTAATGTCAGAAATTGTACCAAATGCTGTAACATCTCCAGTCATTATCAGATTACCTGTAGAGTCGATATCACCAACAATATTATTCTTGACTTCAAATTGAATACCTTGTGTGCCACTAATCAAATAATTTTTGTTTGAATCAAGCGCTAAGGCACCAGTAACAACCCAGTCGTTTAGTCCAGTTTTGAGAACAGCCATTGGGAAATACTGTCCTACTGATCTCTCCAAACCACCTGGATTACCGTTAACACTAACAGTGCTATCAAATCCTTGAATTCTGGTTTCACCACCACCATTTTGAATCACTGTGATTACAGTACCGCTATCAAAACCAACGCTGTCGTTTGTTGGAATAATAACTGTGTTTGCTGAATCGGCACGTGTCATTGTGATGATGTTTGCACGATCACTCAATGCTAGCTTATATGTTAGTGTTGTTTGATTATTAAACGACGTTAGGTTTTGAACATCCTGTAGATAGAATGTCTTAATTGAACCTTGTGAATCTGTCGCCGTGTCACTAACATCAACGCCAACAATTCTATCCGGATAAGCCGGAATACCAATTGGGTAGTTAGTTGAATCGTTTACGCTTAGTAGCCCTTCGGAGCCCGTAAATCCTCGCGATCCTGTAAATCCTTGGCTGCCATCAAATCCAGAAGTACCGTCAGCACCACGTGATCCTGTGTATCCACCAGCAATCGTAGTCCATCCAGTGCTGTCAGCAAATACTGTTCCAGCAAAGAATGGTTCTGTCGGTGGCGTAAACCCTGTTTCTGCATATCTTGAAGCTCTGGTAATTCTAGCATCAAATAGCGCGCCTTCGAATCCGTTTGGAAGGTTGCCACTATAGCCAATACCAAAGTTTTCACTAGTATCTCCGCCAACTGCTGTGGTGTCTGTAGCAGAGTCTGTCCCGACAACACCATCGAGGAACATCTTGATGCTGCCACTTGTTCGCTGAACTGCAAAGTGGTGCCAATCGCTATCAAAGTTGTTATTAAATCCAGCAAAGGTGTTGCGTAACGTTAATACGCCTCGCAGCTCATACGTAAATCTTGTACCTGTACTAGTACTATCGTAACCAATCCACCACGATTGTTCATTAAACGCGTTGTTGTTGTAGTCACCCATGAATACTTCATATCCAGCGTAACCACCAGGATTGGTTCTCTTAAACCACACTTCAAACGTAAAATCAGAATCACCCGCAATAAATCTATCTGGCCAGTTTGCTGCATCAATGCGGATCGCAGTGTTGCCGGCAACAAGCATTGCAGATGTTCCTGGGAACGGACCATCTGTGTATATAACCGGAGGATCAGGAATTGTAATAGAATATGCATTTACCGATGAATCAGCAGTTGTGCTGTCAAGGCTAAATAAAATCTCAACATCGTTGTATAGAGCATCTGCCGTGTCGCCAGAATCTGTTCGGTATAATTTTAACTGACCAGCAGAATCATTCCACCACAAATCACCAATTTCTGGCGACGGTGGAATAGTGTTGCTGATGAACAGCTCATCGCCTCTAGATCCTGTGAACCCTCTTGATCCTGTCCACCCCTGTGAACCAGCGAATCCTTGGCTACCTGTCCAACCCTGTGATCCAACAAACCCTACAGCGCCGCTATCACCTTTAGACCCAGTAAATCCTTGGCTACCTGTCCAACCTTGAGATCCTGTAAATCCTTGGCTGCCTGTAAACCCTACAGCGCCGCTATCGCCCCGAATACCTTGAGATCCTGTGAACCCTCTAGAACCTGTGAAGCCCCGTGATCCTGTGAAGCCACTATCACCCTGAATACCTTGAGACCCTGTGAACCCTCTTGATCCTGTCCAACCCTGTGATCCAGCGAATCCTTGGCTACCTGTCCACCCCTGAGATCCTGTGAAGCCACTATCACCCTGAATACCTTGAGATCCAGCAAACCCTTGGCTACCGGTCCAGCCCTGGGATCCGGCAAACCCTTGGCTGCCTGTAAACCCTACAGCGCCGCTATCGCCTCTAGATCCTGTAAACCCTACAGCGCCGCTATCGCCTCTAGATCCTGTAAACCCTTGGCTACCTGTCCAACCCTGTGATCCAGCGAATCCTTGGCTACCTGTCCAACCCTGTGATCCAGCGAATCCTACGGCTCCGCTATCACCTCGTGAACCAGTAAAGCCTCTTGATCCAGCGAATCCTTGGCTACCGGTCCAACCCTGTGATCCAGCGAATCCTACTGCTCCGCTATCACCTCTTGATCCAGCAAAGCCTCTTGATCCAGTAAATCCTTGGCTGCCAGTCCAACCCTGGCTGCCTGTCCAACCTTGAGATCCCACAAATCCCGTAGTACCGCTATCACCTCTAGACCCAGTGAAGCCTCGGCTTCCGGTCCAACCCTGGCTGCCTGTCCACCCCTGTGATCCTGTAAAGCCACTATCACCCTGAATACCTTGAGATCCTGTGAACCCTCTAGAACCTGTGAACCCTTGAGATCCTGTGAAGCCCTGCGAACCGGTCCAACCTTGTGAACCAGCAAAGCCACTGTCTCCTCGAACACCCTGAGATCCTGTAAAACCTATTTGGCCGCTATCACCAACTGAACCAGTGAACCCTTGAGATCCCGTAAACCCTTGGCTGCCAGCGAAACCACTATCACCCTGAATACCCCGAGATCCAGTAAATCCTTGGCTGCCTGTCCAACCTTGGCTTCCCGTAAACCCTGTTAGACCACTATCACCCTGAATACCCCGAGATCCAGTAAACCCTTGGCTTCCCGTCCAACCTTGTGATCCAGCAAAACCTTGGCTTCCGGTCCAACCTTGAGATCCAGTGAAGCCTACAGCACCACTATCGCCTCTAGATCCTGTAAACCCTTGGCTACCGGTCCAACCTTGAGATCCAGCAAATCCTTGGCTACCGGTCCAACCTTGAGATCCCGTGAAGCCTACGGCTCCGCTATCACCTCTAGATCCAGCAAAACCTTGGCTTCCCGTCCAACCTTGTGATCCAGCAAAACCTTGGCTGCCAGTGAAGCCACTATCACCCTGAATACCTTGAGATCCTGCAAACCCTTGGCTGCCAGTAAAGCCTCTTGATCCAGTCCACCCCTGAGATCCAGCGAATCCTTGGCTGCCTATAAATCCTGCACTACCAGTGAAGCCTCTCGATCCGGTGTAGCCAATTGGACCAGGAGCACCGGACAAGTTAACTTGCCAATTGGAAAACGTTCCCGATCCAGTAACAGCAGTGACATTAACATTCATAACACCAGTAGAAGGGGTGTATAGTGTTACCGATCCTTCCATATCGTTGCTATCGTTAGCAGCGATAATAACGGTTTGTGAGGTTGAATATGCTAGATCGCTATCAACATTGAGTGTCTTGGCTCCAAGGCCAATTGTTAATGATGATGTGCTGGTCGTCGCATATCGATCTCCAACAGATCCAGTATATCCAGCAGATCCTGTAAATCCTCGTGATCCGGCGAATCCTTGGCTACCAGCAAAGCCACTGTCTCCTCGAATACCTTGGCTACCAGTCCATCCTTGGCTACCAATGAAGCCACGAGAACCAGTCCAACCTTGTGAACCAGCAAAGCCTTGTGAACCAGCGAATCCTTGGCTACCAGTGAAGCCTACGGCTCCACTATCACCCCTCGACCCAGTAAATCCCTGCGATCCAGTGAGACCTATAATACCCTGTGAACCTGTGAGACCAATTGCACCCTGTGAACCCTGTGAACCAGTAAAACCTTGGCTTCCCGTCCAACCTTGAGATCCAGTGAAGCCTACAGCACCACTATCCCCCTTAGAACCAGCAAAACCCACATCGCCGCGGGAGCCTGTAAAACCGATTGACCCAGTAAAACCTTGTGATCCAGTAAGACCGATGGATCCTTGGCTGCCTGTAAACCCTGTTAGACCACTATCACCTTGTGACCCTGTAAAACCTTGTTGACCTCGAGATCCCGTAAATCCTGCACTACCAACAAATCCGCTGTCACCCTGACTACCAACAAATCCAACAGCACCTTGGCTTCCAGTAAAGCCAATTCCGCGGCTACCTGTAAACCCACGGCTACCTGCAAGGCCGAGTGATCCGGTAAATCCAGTAAATCCTGCACTACCAGTGAAACCTCGTGAACCTGAGAACCCTGACGGAATTAGACCCCCAGTAGGAATTGGTGTGCCTACAGTAATACTTTTTACGATTGTTCTTCGGCCAATCGATGTTCTAATGATGTCCGCCATTAACCACTCTTAGTTATCGGGATACAGAAGGTGTAACGTAAACAGTCCCTTCTAAAATTCTTTCTACTACTGTATTTAGGGCACTATCAGTAAAAGATAATTCAACATCATAAACATAGCGGCCTGGTTTCATAGTATCTGTTATTGTGTTTGAAAGTGTTAACGTAACAATTCCGTCAGTAGGTTCGTTGATCGAACTACTAAACGAGAAAGTATCTGCGCTGTCACTTGTGTATGTTTTCTTTACTGTGCCAGTAACAAAGTGTGAAGTAAGATCTTTGGGATTGCCATTAACTTCAGCCAATTGAAGCTGCATTGCAAAGTCAGCACCTTGATCGATTGTAATGTCTTCTTGCTGAGCCATTAATTACCTCTTAAAGTTTCATAATATACGCTAATGCATAATATGGAGGCCGATTTTCGTGCGCGCCCCCGCCGCCAGTTGACGCGGTTGCACCTGAAATTGTATGCGTGTGAGCACCGGCTTCGGTTGTTCCGGCGTTGGCAATCGGGTTACTGTTTGAAGCGTTTCTTACCTCATTTTTCACCCCACCGCCGTCGGCGACATTACCAAAATAAACTCCGTGGCGGTGGGTGCCAGCTGAAGCATTTGCTAAATTACCTTCGGTGTGTGTATGCGCTGGTAATTCGCTTTCTGTTAGAGTGACAGTATTTGATCCCCCAGTAACATCAACAGCATAAGTGGATCCAGCACCAACAATAAATCTATCAAGAAGATTTGGTGTTCCGTTGGTGCCATCACAAATTTGCCACCCGCTTGGAATTGTTCCTATTGATCCAGACCACATTAAAATTGCACCTGATGGAACAAGGCCAAAATTACCAGAAGTGTTGATGCCATCAAGTAGGTTTAATTCCGCTCCTGTTGCCGTAACACCAAGCGCACTGATTGCCGAATCTCCACTCTTACTAACCCAAGCTGAATCTGTTCCCACCAGGAAAGCATTAGCAGTGACATCTAATGTGCGGATACTAGCTAACCCTTCACTTGAATCGATAATTGATACAACACTAGAGTAAAAAGCGTTTTCATTTGAATCAGCTTCGGATTTTAGGCTGTTTAACGCTCCAACGATGTCAGAATCCTCTGTTGTTGATAATTCATTCATATTACCAACGTCGAGAGACAGAGCATTAAAATCTTGAAGCCATTGAGAAACAACGTCAGAAAGTGATGTGTTAATTTTTGCCATGTTTTTTCTCTACAATTGAAACCAATAGTGATTTTAACTCAGAAAGTTCTTGTTTTAAGCTCTGAACTTCTTCTGTTAATTGTTGGTGCTGCTGCTGCTGTTGACGTCGTTTAGCTTTGCGCTCGCGAGCTTGCTGCATTTCTGTGGTATTTATATTAATGATCGCACCGGTGTTGGGGTCGCGGGCGAGATCAGAATACCCTTCTACAGGAATAACTTTCATTAATCCGCCATTGCGATTACACGCAAGTCCTTAATTGTAGAAACTTTTGAACTGCTTGTCGAGCGGAACACAATTTTCAGTTGGTATTGTGTAAACGGAATTAGATTACCTCCATCACCACCAGCAAGATAACGATACTCGCGGAAGATCGCTGGGTTTTCATCTGATGGAACGGAAGTTTCTTCCGTCAATAGAGTCCACGTTTGGTCTGATAGGATGTCGCCTTCTCCACCGGTTCTATAGTAAACCAAGAAGTCACTTGCCGCTGGTCTATTGGCTGCAAGAATAATCTTTAAACCAACAGCTGTTTCAGCAAGAGTAACAGGGGTTGTCAAGTGTTTTGCAATGTGTGATCCACCCGTTGGTTGAGTCTCAGCAACATATGTTAGAGGGACATTAAATCCTGTTAGGGTGTAATCGGCTGAATCCTGTTTATCAATAATGTTGTTGAAAGTTGTTAGGGATGCGCGCTGCATGTCAACTACAGGAGAAACATCCGCAGATGTAGTTTGCATTGGAATCTGAATTGTTGCCGACCGTACGCCCGCGCCGAGTTGTGTTTGTTCGTTCGTTGCGTTAATAATCATTAGAGGAGCGTTAGCGTAATTTTCTTCTTGTGCGTTCAACGCATTAAATACTGTATCTTTTACAAATCTTGTTTCTGATCCAGCCCACGATTTGCCAGTAGTAAATTTACCATTTACATCTAGTGTTGTGCTTTCAGGGATTAGAGTGTCGATTGAAGGAACAACAATGTCGAAAAGTGTGTTTTCAGTTGCTTCAACCAAATTACCACCCACAGCAATTGAAGATGTTGCTGCTGAATCAATAAAGATTCTATATCCTGTTTCATCTGGTCTGTTAACAGTTCGTGGTCCCAAAATGCTGGTTCCTAAGACCCCAGCATAAGTGGTTGCAGAGTCCAACCCATAAATTGTTACTGTGTCACCACTGTCAAAACCATGATTAGGATGAGAAACAACAACCCACTGACCACCACTGTCAAATAATAACGGATCGACATCCAGAGGCGCAAGAGGTACGTCTGTGTTATCCATAATCACTGTACCACCTGCTGTATCAAACTGAGCGTGGAACAGCTGGAATGTCAGGTCCTTTGTTTGATCTGGTTCCCATGTTGTTGAGTTTTGAGACTTAAACAACGATCCCAGTGTTGGCTGTCGAGTAACCCGGCGCTCTGTCGTTCCAAGGATAAACTGTTCTGTTTCTGCCACATAGACGTTATACTTTGTTGTATCTGTTAATAGAACAACACAATATTCAGTGAATGGGTTAAGGAAAATTGGTTCTTCAAACTCAAAGTCAGTTGGTGAAGAAAGAACACCAGCTTGAGTTTGTGTGCCAACAACGCTAACCTGATCAGGGGTTAACGTTACCTCTGAACCAGGAACAACTTCTGTAGAAGATGGATATCCATTGACTGTTGGGCGAATTTGCAAAATTACAGGAGACGGATCATCTCCTGCACCTGTATCCGGTTTAGAAGCAAAGTATACTCGTGCTTTTGTTAGATATACACCATTTTGATTAGTAATAAAGAACGACTGTGCTAGAGGGTCGCGCTGTTCATCGGGGCCGTTTCCTTCTCGGCGCCGAGTGTTAACTGTTCGAATAACCCGAGTCGATCTAATTGTTCGCTGACGTGTCTCCAATACACCACGTGCTGTATACACAGCACGAGCTGATGATAACGCGTCTTCGCTTCGACCAGAACTAACATCCAATAGCTGAAATTCACGGGCGCCCGTTCTGAATCTTAGCGAGGCTGTGGATGGAATAAAGAATGACCCCTCAATGACACCATTAGCATCACTAATTAGATTGGTGCTGCCCTGCGGGTGTGCTGTTGCTCTTGGAAAACGACGACCCCAGTCGATTGAATCGTTTGCTATTCTTTGGAAGGTTTCTTCGCGGCACCAATCAGCCACAGAAACGCCATCAAAGAATGGAAAATATCTTTGATATGGTTTAAGACCAGTAGCACGGAAATAAACCTTGCGGGATCTAATCCAAGGAATTAGCGCAATATCAACAACACGGTTTCCTATTGTTTCACGAATTGTTCTCGTTGAGACTACTCGGCGTATTGGTGTTTGAACAAACGGTTCCGTAGAACCGCGGCCGCGGCCTGGTGCAAATCTTCTTGTAGTTGTTTGTGTGCGGCCAAACCATTGCCAACGCCACTCTCCAAACAACAACCCAAGAAAGTTTGCTAATCTTGGAGGACCATCAATCACTCGAGGGGAAACAAACTGGGTGTTTCTCCAGTTATCGGATGCTGGCGAAAGTCTTATTTCCCCTGTTCCCGTAACAACCGCAAATGGGTTAATGTTTTCTGTTCCAGAAACAAAATCTTGTTCAATTAGTGGTTGTTCTGTGTATTTGATATAAACATTATCTCCTTTAAGGATAGTATTAGTCGAGGCATCACTGTCGTATACTAGACGAATGCTCTTGCCAACAATTGATGGACGCAGAAGTCTTTCCTCTGGGTCAATTGACGCTCGGTAATCATCTGCAGCTGTCTGAGAGAAGAAGTGATCACTAAAGTTATCAGCGAGGAATCCAGCTTTGGTTCTTAGTAGACCAGCAGAGTCAAGAACAGCTAACGTTTCAGCTGAAACTTCCAATTGGTTAAGAGTAGTTGTTTCTTCTAGCCTGTCGATTCGCTGTTCTAACTGCGCAATGTCTGACATCGTATAACGCTTGTTCTCAATCAATGTCAGCTCAAGATCTGATTCACTAATCGTATTTGGGTTTAGACGAATGTCATAAAGGTTGAGTGCGTCATCTGGCACAGATGGGAATCTTGGGTTAAGATCCGGTGTTCCTTGCAAAATGGAGATTTCGCCCAATTCATTAATAACTAAGCGGTCGTATCGTGGTAGGTAATATGTAACATCTGCTTGTACAAGATCAGTTGGTTTGGGTAGAGGATTAACCTTAGCCGATGCGTCGCTGAAATTTGTTCCTGTATCATCAATACGAGGACGGAAATCGATCACATCGCGCAACGAGACCGTTGTTCCATCAGCAAGTGTGTATGATGGAATATCAGCATAATCAATCGCATAACTGTTTACTGCAAAGAAGTTTCCTGTTCCATGATCAAAATAACGGAACCGCGCGAAAACATTACCCGACGGTGTGGTGAATCCACCCTTTAGAATTAAGCGCCCAACACCATAGTAATTATCTCTTTGGCCGTTATCCAAGCGGAATGAGCTAGTTAGATCAGCTCCATCACTATCTGTTTGTCTAATTCTTGAAACGTCGTAAATATCAGCTTTACCTAGATCGATAAACTTTAAACCATTACCATCACTATCGATTGTTGTTGTAACAGTCGTTTCTGTAAGTGTTTTAGACCGAGAAGTACCCGCAGAAACATTAACATACGCGAGCACTTCAATCGTTGAGTTCGCAGCTCCAGTTCCTGTAATAGATGCGGTTGTTGTACCAGATCCCGTGACAGTCGCTGTTGAAGAAATGTTTTGACCGCTAGAATCAACAGCCAGTACCCACGCATTTGTGTCGACCCATGTTTCTCCAGCTGAAAGAAGACCTGAACTTAATGTAGCGTTACCTGATCCGTCTGTAACGACAGTAAAACGTTTTTGTACTTGTAGGCTAATATCACTTAAAGAAGATGGGCGTTCTGTTGGAAGAGGAAATAAAAGGTCATTGTTATTTGCAGCAATAAGTACGGCTTGGTTATTCTGCAGTTCAATGTTTGCAAAGTTAGCTGAATCCGCACCAATACTTTTTGCAGATCTAAAGCTGTTGTTGCCTGACATTTGAATGTCAAACAAGTATAGGTTGTAGAACGCACCATCTTCTTCAACTGATCTGATTCGAGCAGTACCAATTATGCTACCAGCATAGGACGAATCATTTTTAATATTCCATTGCTCATTAACACTTACGTTTGGAACCCCAGTTAATGAGTTAGCGATAATGTAGTTACCATAATCAGCGGCAACAACTTCGTTATTGATTGTTGTCGTTGTATTTGGTTTTTGTATACGAATTTTTGTTGGGAAATCACGTGTTGTACGATACCCATTAACATATGCTGTTCCTTCAGAAATATCAGCAATTAGAAATGATGTATCGGAATCTTGATTAAACTTTAAGCGATAAGGACGTACAACATAGTTACCTGACTCTTCCTTTGTTCGTAGAGCTAGCAACTCATTAATCTTATTGTAATCGTCTGTTCCTCTTGCTTGATCTACAACTCGTGAGTTGACAATCTTGACAAAAAAGATAAACATCTGATCGCTATCAACATTAGCTTGATCAACTAATGTCAGGCGTATTCTGTAACGATCTGCTCCAGGTGCGGACGTATTTGGAACATCGCCCTGGTTGTCATATAGCGCGCTTTTATCTTCAGCAGTTACTACATCTTCTGTTACAACAAAGCCCACAACCCCAGTATAATTATCACTATACTTACTAACAATAATCGATTGTGGTTGAGCAAACACGAAGTGTCCAACGGCCCAAAAGTCACCAGCAGCGTTTGAAACTCTAACACCGCGGCCGACTGCTGGATTTACTGTTGTGTTGGTTGTTTGAACAGTTAACGTTGTTGCGCCGTTTGTGATATTTTCACCAGCTGTCATTCTCAGCGTTGTGGTACCATCACTGTCCGCATTACCGAGATAACGAACATATAGTGTTGCTGGATCTGATCCTTCAACAGGAACAACTTGTAGCACTTCAGCGCGCAAGTTTGATGTAGCACCTGTAAAAATTGTTCCAATCAAATCATCCGGATTTGCAGGTAACGAGTTTAAAGAAGTGTCTAGTTTAATAAATTCATACTTATCATTAACTGTAGGACCACCAGGATTTACAGCCGCACCTTCTTTAAAGATGTTCCGCGCAAACCGTGCAACCTCGCTCTGAATGATAGTTTGCATCTGCGTAAGTTCGCGGGCTTGCAGAGCACGTCCACCATTAAAAAGGATTCGATGATAGTGATCACTATCTGTGTAATCATCCTTATAGACGGTGGAAAACAGGCTTTGTGTAACTGTGCTAGTCATATTATCCTACTTAAAGTTTAACAATAATCTTAATGTCTTGCGTTTCACCGGAAGACCTAGTAATCGATGTTCTATTATCAATGTAAAGAACTTGACCGGAATATTTATTAAAGTCAGGATCAAGGTCGCTATCGAGAATTGCCGATCCAGCCACCGTTGCTCCTGATGTGTTCTCTGAAACCAACGGCTCCCCCAACACAAAATTTCTAAACCCGGTTGTTTCATTTTGGTGATACCATAAACCTGCAGCTGAATCTGTAATATCAATAACACCTTTTGCACCAGAAGTTTGACCCACAACGATGTTATCAATTGTAAATGGCGTTGCTCCGCCTTGGAACGTCAGCTTACGCAAAGCAATGCCTGCACTAGCTGTAAAATCAGAATCTGTGTTAACAAGTGTTAATCCGCGCAGCAATCCAATCTGTCTAAAATCTTGGTCAATTGGTAGTTTACCACCCTCATCTCCATCCGGTCTACCATTAAACATTAAAGATGTTGATCTTAGATCATCGCGAGGATCGGCACCTAAACCATTAATTGGAGACAATACTGCTCGAGCTGTTGCATCACCGGAAGAAAACTCTACATCTGCTGCTGTGTAACCACTTCCTCTGTTGGTCATCTCTACCTTAACAACGGAACCACCAGAAATAGTCGCGGTTGCTTCGGCACTATCTCCGTTACCGGTAATTGTTATCGTTGGTGCTGATGAATAACCGGTTCCTCCGTTAGTAACAACAATGCTTAATATCTCTCCAGGGATAGCTGCATTTTGTACAGCAATTTGCTGATCTTGTTTAAAGCTACCATCAGAAGAGTCAATAATTGTTACAGGCATCCAGTTGGCAGCTAGGAATCGGTTAGCTTCAAACGCACTAATAGAATATAAAAATTTCCATGTATATCCATCAGATAGTGTTTGAGGTGTAACAGCTGTGCTGGTAGGCTCTACAACAGACGGAACCGCCTGACCTAGAGCGTTTTTACCTTGTTGAACACATACGTAAATTTGATTAGACTGAGTTATAACATAATAAGGGTTTTCAGGGGCTAAAAACGTATTATCATCATATGCAGAATAAATTGTACCAGCTACCCAGTTGTTTCTTGGAACAACAAATTCAGCGTCATCTACTAGTTTAACCCCTTGTAAATCATATCTAAAAAGCGTTGCTTCTCTATAGCTATTGTCTACATCAGGAACAATGTCAGAATCATTCCACAGCTCAGAACGACCGAGGCCAACATAATAATATGTCCCTGCGCTATCAAAGTCGTCTTTTAGATCCTGAGCTAGAATCTTTTTGAGTTTATTTGTGATGACCGCCATTTGTTAATCCCAAGTTACGTAATTGTTATATCTGATGCGTTGCCGACAATTAACCACTGCGTTCCATCCCACACCATTCTCATTGACCCATTTTCAGCCAACTGAACCAACGCGCCCTCGTCGTCGTGCGCCCAATTGTTTGGAGTAATTAGAGCACTGCCCAAACCCCTATTTGTAAATAGTTTATACTGTCCTGTTGCAGAGCCATCTGGTAATACAAGATTGATGTCGGAATCGCTAGTGAAGATATAGTAAGAAACGTTGCTATCTAATGTACCATCAGCACCAATAGTAGTGTTATTATGAATAGTTGTTACTAGAGGTAAGATATCACTATCCCCTCCAATGTTTTGGTATAACTCGGTGAACGTATCGTTTACCTTTGTCGCCGCCGTGCGCAAGTCGTCGCCGCGGCCGTCGTTACCAGTTATACCTGTATTAATATTACTTCTTGCCATCCCTAGCTCCGTTGGTTGGGTTTATTTATACCCATTACAACACACCTGTCGCAGAATCGATAACCAAAGCTAGCTTTTCGTCTAATGTTGTACGCTCAGAATCGGTTAGAGGAGAAGTAGAGTTAAACACGGTAATTTCAACTATACCTCCAACAAAGTCGTTGCCGATCAAGTCAGGTCCGCCGCCAAGCTCGAATATATCATTATCTGAATCATAGTTGACCTTACCATCAAAAGGTGTTGTAGCTACTAACACATTATTTTGATAACCCAATGCACTATCTGCTTGAGATATATCTCCGATTAGTCGAGTAATTCTATTGCGTACAGTTGCAGAATCAGCCGTCCAACTTGTATTCGACCACACAACATTTGAACTACCATCAACACGTCCTTCTATAGTGCCTGAAGCATTTGCCCACAATCCGTATTCCATAAAGTTTGGATTACCTTCAACACCAAACACTTTAGTCAAAGCACCAAATGTTTGAGTGCGAATTAGGTTTAATGCCCAAACAGGATTCTCTGGTTCCCACGATGGCCGCGCACTATCAACAGATACAGGACCAATAAACCTATCCGAAACCAACCCACCATTCCCAGTAAACCTCAAGTAACAAGACTTGGATGCACTATCTGGTAACGACAATCTAACATCATTGGATATTGTTGCGGTCAAGTCTTCCGATCCAAACTGATCATACAGTGTGACCACTCTTGTGTTACTATCACCATATGGCGCCGAATCAACAACAACAAAGCCGTTTGAGTTGAAGAATAGATCTGTGGTTTGCGATGAATCTGCGGCATTTGCAACTGTTGCTGCTGGTCCAATATAGAACGCGTTTCTTTTAACAAATCCCCAACCAGCAGCAGGCTGCATTGACGAAAATACAGCATTATATGCTTTCGGTCCAACAGTTACGAAAATATAATCTCCAAGAACTAACCAATTTGTGCTATCCCAAATTACATCACATGCATCATATTGGTTAAACGACATTGACGTCCCTTGAGCAAAGTTGTCTGGTTGTACCGTAACAATTCCTGCACCGTTATTGACCAATGTTTTGATTTGCCCTCGCTGCCATCCATCAGATAGGTTTACTGTCATATTGGAATCGTTGTTAAACACGTACATATCATAAAAACTATTTAAGTAACCACTGTCTTCAACTTCAACGTTACGGTGTAATGTCGTTACGGTTGGTAATTGAACACTATCTCCCCCCAACCAGTTATATAGATCGGCAAAGTTTGCTTCGACCTTAATGAACGTGTCACGAAGGTCGTCTCCACTGTCTGTGTTGGGCTGCAATCCAGTATAAATGTTTTGCCGAGTCATCTGATAACCTTATATAGTTGACGGTTTTTGAGAGACAACGACCAGGTTACTAAACCATCCACCGCCACCAGACCATGTGCTGCTATCTGGTGATTCAACACCACCCGCTGCAATTACTTTGTACGATGTGTTAATTGTAGATCCGTTAGTACCTAAAAGGAAAAATGCGTTGTCGCTGTGGATGTTTGTATATCCAGCTGGTGTGCCGAGCGTGCCTGCATTTCTACCAGAAACAAACGCAATTAGATAATCACCAGCATTGACCGACGCATTACCCCAAACGATCGCTGAGGTATCATGCGACCCATCAGACTCTGTTGCTGCGAGGACAGGTGCAGCAGCGTCGGTGAACAACAGTGTCGAAACGATCGTACCATCGTTATTCCACGTTCCAAATCTTAATGTGTTATCACCCGCGGAATCCAACACCTTATATGCAACGCGTGCAGAAGGAGGACCACCCAACCCTCCGAGGTTTTCGTTAAATATCTCGACAGTGTTTTTAGGCTGTTTATAGGTGAAACTACCTTCTCCCTCGTTCTGGATTAAGAATAGTGCGACATCACCGGCTTCAGGAGTTAGTGAAGAGTAATCAATAATATGATCAGCATTATCACCCTGGTTGCGCTCATAATACACAGCACCTTTATAAGTTAGCTGTGGTGTTCGAGCAGCAGGACGAATCGCTAAGTTAATAGATGAATTATACTCACGTGTTGCTGTTTGATAGAAATCAACATCTAGTTGACCTTCTGGTGCGTATAGCCCAGTGCTATCAAATTGGCTGTAAACAAATGACGCCATAGAACCATCATATGTGTCACTCGATTGTGTAGTTAAAGCAGAATCAGCAAAGTTGTTTATCGTTGATCCTTGCCACGGTGCAATCGTTCTTGCATACATAAATGTCATCATCATCGCGCCAAGTGTTTCTGGCGCAACACTGTCATATCGTGCTAAACCGTCAGCGTTGTTCCAGGCTCTATATCCATCAATAATATTTTCCGTTGATTCTGATGCACCAACACCTGTTGTTCGCTGCGCAGCGATATCAATTGGCTTATCGCTATCAACTCCTCTAAACACCCAAATGTGCAAGTTACTAGAGTTACCGCTAGACCCAGACGGCCCTATCTCGATAAACGTTGGGAACAGGTTGCTATCATTAGCAATATAATTATATGCAGGTCTCAAAGCTGTTGATAAATCACCGACATTCCACCTAACCCAAGGCAATTGTACAGCAACATCTACAGAAGAGTCTGTTAACATTGTTACTGCTTGACCAGATGTCCCGAGTATTCCTCTATAAGAAAAACCTGACGCCGCGAGAATAAAGTCACCCGCTTGAATTGGTAGTGTGCTATCAGCTAAAACAATATCGTTACGAACGTCCACCAGCTGGCTGCCGCCGAAATCGGCTGATGCGGAATATGTACCAATTAGCCTAATTCCTGCAGAAGTTTCTGGAATTGGTTTTACATATCCTGTTGCATCCGAAGAATCAAAAATATATCCGTATTTGCGTCGGTCTGCTGTTTCTGCCTGGTTGGAAACTTTTAGCCAGTCAGCATCTGCGGTTGGAGATGTAGCCATAACCAACTGAGTAATACTCGGATAGTTGCTGTCCAACTCATCAACAGTAAATTGATCAATCTTGTCGACACTATTCTCATAAGAAATTCGCAGGCGCGTGGACGAGTCGTATAATAGTCCAGTTACTTCAATTTCTCCTCGTGCTGCTTGCGCTTCGAGAACAATATCGTCTGTTATATCTTCTCCAAGATTTACTGTTTCAAATGTAACAGTATTAGCACCACTGTCTGGAAGTGCAGTTGGCATTTCCCCAATAAGGAAGTCAGCAAACGTGCTAATAATAACCTCTGATCCAAGATAAAAACCAGCGGGGTGAACTAACTTCTTATACAGATCAGACCACTCAACAATTGGTATTTCTGATCTAACCAACACAGAATAAATTTGATATAGTCTACCGTCTTGGAGAACATCAAGATCTTCTGGACCAATTAACGATTGGTTTACAATAAAGATATTGTCTTTGGGATACTTTACCTCTACCTCTGAATTGTAGAAAGCTCTAAAGAAACCTTCCGATGAAAAAAGTGTCCCCTTTACACGATAGAAGTCGGCCATTAGTTTGGCGGCGATCCGTGGATTGAGAAAAAAGTCCTCTGATAAGATTCCTACACCAATTTCATTAATTAACTGATCCAACAAATTAATTGGAGTGGCTTCTATGTCTCGCACTGTTAGTAAATCGTGGATTGTCTTAGCATACCCAAGATTAACATCAGAATCCATAAATTGATAATACTTCTCTAAAAATGTTATTAGAGTAGGATACTGCTTGGTGAAGTGCTCGGGTAACACCTCACCAATTTTGTAATCATTAAAGTTTAGGTTTCTTCTATTGAAGTCGGTTAAAGTACGTGACATTATAAGCTAACTCGTGTTTCACTGTAGTCAATAAGACCACGCGCTGAACTAATTCCCTGGTCAATGCTAAGAATATAATTCCGCAATGGGCGGATCGTGCTTGAGTTTGCTGGAACCGCGAACACTTTAAGCTCTGTACCTGATGTCAACGAGCTTGGATTGAAGCCTATTAGTGATATTGTACCATTGGATGGATTATAAGACCCAATGTTATCAACAATAATATCACCCTCTGTTGTCAATACTTGAAGCTTATTTGATGCGTTTAGGAAATCATTTCTAATTGTGCATATCTGCCCCTGGTAATTAAATGTGCTGCTAGTAATTGTTACATTTGCAACCGTCGGTGTTTGCAGTTCATTAGGAAACGACAATGTGTACGCTTTAGAGACGTTAAGTGTAGGGGTAAATCGTCGTTGTACTGTAACATCCATTCTAGAATTGAGAATAGCGGGTGAAAGATCATCAATTAGTGAAAGAATATTTGATCTTCTAAAAATTCCTCCGAACACATTTAAATTATCTTCAAAATATTGGTTAACAGTTGACAGCACATTTGCTTCTACGATGTTAACAGGAGTAGATGAAAGGTTGGGGTTATAGTTAAACGATACTGTGCATCCAATATACGTAATTTCTGGATCTACAAATTCTGTATCGATTGACATAACCGACAAGTTGTTTGTTAAATTGTTAACAATGCTGTTTTGCACCTGAACTTTAGCATCACTATCAACGCCGTCAGCAAACTTTAGACTAACAAAAACTTTACCATAATCTAATGGAATGTTGTCTGCACCACCCCAAGCTGATACATCTTCAACAGTTGAATAATTGGCCCGAATTTGTCCTTCGTAATCTAGCGCTGTTACCAAGCGTTGTTGAGAAGCAAAGTTAATTGGTGCATTTTGTCTAATAGACTCAATCGACTCTTTATCAGCTCCCCCAACCGCGGCAGTTGCCGTAGTAACATTTAAGTCGTATGATTCACCGTCCATTGATACGGTTGAAGTTGCGTTAAACGAAGAGGCTGTGTTTGCATCCGCTCCAGCAGTTGAAATGTATTGCAAAACAATCTTGTTACCCGCAACTGGTGCTAATCCGGTTGATTGTCCGTCTCCAAAGTTTATCTCGTAAAATCCATTAGGAGATTCACTAACATCATAATATGTTGAAGTAGAAGTAATAGTAATAGCAGATGCAAGTGGTGTGTATGTTGTAAACGATGTGCCAGTTGTTGTATCGTACACTTTAACATCAAATGTAGCTGTATCAGCATTAACATCAGGCACGACATATATCTGTCGCTCTCCAACTTCTCCAACATAAAATGTTTTTGTTGTAAGAGATCCTTGATAAATTGCAATGTTGATACTACCATCAGTCGTTTGGAATTGGTAAAGCCCCGATCCATTATCCACTGCCACATATGGTTGTAACGTTTGAAAAGTGTAAGCGACACCATCAACAGAAGCTGAAAATGTTGTGTAAGCAGGAAGTGTGACCGAAGAACTTCGGCCAGAACTGGTGTTGGTTATGAATAAATTTACATATGCAACTGCTGCTGTTTTTGATCGAGGAGTATACCCAACAGCTTCCGCAAGAGAAACTACTGATGATCTCAATTGAGCAGTTGAAAGAAATGATTCGTTCAACGCATAGTTAGCTATCAATCCATTAATATGAGTATTATACGCAAGAACATCTAAAATATTCGACAGCCCAGACGCTTCGAAGTCATAATCAGAAAATTCACTTTGTTGCGCAAAATATGTTTTTAACGAAGACTTGATTTGATCAAAGTCAAGTTGTGACGATCTAATTACTGTCATTTATCTTAGCCTTGCGATTGTTGTTTCTACTGCAACAATTTCTTCTGTGTTTAGAATTTGAAACTGCACCTGAACGGATATGGAATTGTATTCTGGCAAAAAATTAACAACGACGTCTAATAGCTGCGCTCTTGGTTCGTAAATTTCAATCGCGCTCTGAACAGAAATTCGAATATCATCTTCTGTTGTATCATCTCCAAGCTCAAACAGCAATCCACCTAAGTTTGCACCGTATCTTGGCAGAAATGGCTTCTCACCCCAATTTGTCAGTAGAAGGTTTTTTACAGCTTGTTTAACAGCAGCAACATCTGTCTTTTTGTATACATCTCCACTCGGTCTATTATCAAAGGTAAGGTCTATATCCTTATACAAACGAGAACGCGTAGTAACTAAACTACGGTTCTGTAAATTACCATCTTCGATCGAAAAAGCTTTTGCCATTATTCTCTTTAATTTTAGTAATATTTATAACGTTGTTACGGCAGAATTTCGATAAGGTCACTGGTGCTTAAAACACTATTATTATACCTAGTTTCAATTTGTCTGGTAAATGTTCCTCGATATCTTTGATCGAGATTTGGAGTTGTTAAAATTATAAAAGAGTACAGATCACCACCAGGGCTATAGGTATCGTAACAAAGAATTAATTTGTCGTATAAAATCAGGTCTTTCCAATAAACCGCAACGTCGTAAGTCGTGTTTATACACACACAACCATTCTCATCGTTGACCACCTGGTATGCTACCGCGCGGCCTTGCTGCGCGAGATCATTTAATTCATCTGGTGTTACTGATTCACCTGCCGCTGGTTTATATAAACCTTGAACAACCTCAATTGTAAAGTCTCTAAACACACTGGTATCGTCATTATTTATTGTTGTCATCGCATATGCGTGTGGCTGCAAATTGCGCGCAATTTGGCGGCGATCTTCACCATCTACTATGTGCTCCAAGCCAACGTCTTTTGTGAACACACTCATTTTAATTCCATCAGCAAGTAATGTTTGTGTATTAATTTCAGTAGCCATAATTTACCTATGATTTAATAACATACTGCAGGTCTGGTAAGAAGCGACGATTAACCGCAATTTTTGCTGGCACATACAACCCACTTGTTTCTGCTCTAGGGTTCGGCCCCAAAAATACTACACCAGCTTGAAGTGTTGTTGTCTTGGATGACGTTCGCCCGATTGCTTGTGGAACTTGTTGAATGTGATCCGCGTTTAATGTACCTTCAGCGACTTGCCCAGCGACAAATGTTTGGTTGTTACGATTTGCTGGATCTCTCATCTTTGTTCGGACTTCAGATGTTGTCATAGACTTTGTTGACAGCCCACCTGTTGCAACAGACCTATTCAACATATTCTTAATTCCATCACCAGGATCGACTTTAACCTCGATTATACCTTTGTCTGATACGGTTAAATATTCTGTCATCAACGATCCATCGGGTAATGCAGTTGTTGGTGTAGTGACATTATTAACCGTGTACCCCACAGCTGCACCCACACCACCACCAGGATCGGGGTCAGCATAATTCTGCGAATTTGTCACATCAGCAATTGTTGCTTTATCCGCGGTTCCATCTAAATCACCATGAAATGTTGGTGCTGTGACTCCTTCTTTGAACGTTCCACCCTTACCATAAAAAACAACATTGTCACCCCCAAATGTTCCTGATGCCCCAACTATAGACGTACTGTTTCCTGCGACATTGACATTATTTGCTGATGCATCTAGTAATGTTTCAGCTGATAATTTTATCGCGTCACCACCAGCAATTGTCATTGCACCTTCACTGAACAGTTGGTTTGTTCCTTTGATTGCATTAACACTATTACCGAGTGTAGTTGTGGTTTTGTTTTCCAACGTAGTTTCTGATAAATTGCCTTTTACAGTAACACCCATGTTACCTTCTGTTGTCATCCTGTAAGCGTTGCCCACGCTTACAGTTTTGTTTTGTTTAACATTAACGTTATAATTCAAACAGCTTACATTAAACTCTCCATCGACATCAAAATCTACGTTACCTTTAAACTTGTATGATGCATCGCCGTGCACAATCACCACCCGGTCTTTAGCAACGGTGACAACATTGCGGCCCATGGAACTGATTGCAACAGATCCATCAGGCAAAAGATCAACACCAGCGCCGGTGCGGTGTTTGATTAAAATTCTTTCACCCGCTGGCGTGTCGTTAATTTCTACTACGTGGCCACTCTGGGTGACATTTACATCACCAAAAGAATATTGCAAAGCAATATCATCGTTAATACCCAGCGCGCGCGCTTCGGCACCAGCAAACGTTAGTTTGTTTTCCTGTAACGATGACGTTACAACAGTAGTCATCGGAAGGCCCCACAAATCAGCGGGGGGCATTGCACCAGTTATATCACTAGTCGCAGGTTTACCGGTTGGATACATTGCATCACCGAGCTTACCGTCTGCGTTAGGATCAATTGTCATTGTAATGCCTCAGTTAATAATTCGTCTAACGATTTAGATGGTTGGTTCGGATCAATTATGTTGACCTTGTTAAACTTTTTTTGGATATAAGATTGAACATCGAATCCTGGATCAATAACACCAGAACTTATAATGTCCTTATGGCCGAATATTTGACCATAAGGAAATACTTGATAAAATGACTTAACAACAACATCAAACGTTTTCCATTGAGCGGGGGTGAAGCCCTCCGCGTTCGCATAGCGAACATCTGAACTTACGCGCTCGTATCCTCCATACTGTTTAGCTTCTTCCATGTTAAGGTTGATACCGCCAACAAAAGCTAATGAAATCGAATATTGCTGATGATCTAAACCAGCATGCTGTAAAAGATCGTCTATGTGTGCTCCACGTTGCAACGACCCTTCGCGAGTAATAACGAAGTGGTATTTAATTCCATCATATCCTTTGTTTCGACTTGCCTTATGGATATCGTCTGCTGTTAGAATTTGATCTAAAAACGTTGATGTATCGTGTATAACCATCTCTGTGATTTGCCGATTAGCTCCTGCTAATACAGCTTGAAATTCTTGTTTTGTAAGCACATAGGATATATCTAAAGTCCCGTCATATGATTTAATAACTCTACTCATACACGTTCTCCAATAATCTTGATGATTTCATCAGGTGGTTCTTGATCAATATCTTCTGTTAGCTGTTCCGAAACACTGTTTGGAATAGTCAACAACAAGTTTTCAATTTCTTCAGTGGACAGATCAGAAAAACTCTTTAGGATTGCGGCGGCTTGTTTAATCTGATCCGCTCTAACCAATCCAATTACTTCAGATATAGTGCTATCTGGCAAAACCTTGTTTGTTATAACATTAAATACAGCGGAGTATGGACTAACCAACGACTCTACAACGTTGTCAATTACTCCTTCAATAATCCCACCAATTTCTGATGTCAGGTTGTTTAAATACTTGCTACTTTCTGTTACTAGCTGATTAGCAATAGTATTACCCTTTGCGATGTCAGCTAAAGCAGACTGCAGTTGTGTTGTTGAAGAGGCAATAGGTTGTACAGCTCGACTAATAGTGTTGGGTGACTGTCCAGTTACTTGCTGCAGAGTCTTAAATATAGCTTCCGGAGTATTAGCTGATACAGCAGCAACAAGAAAACCTCCTGTTGTTGTTGACTCTGTAATAGCTTGTAGATCGCTGTTTGATGAGCTAGTTGATTTACGAATATTAATTCCGTTGGGATTTTCAACTAATAAAGAAATCCCACTATTTGCAACAGAAGATACCTCTCCAACAGCTTGATCAACTTCTTGCGTTATTGATTGAAATCCACCTATAATTTGATTGATTTCCGTTCCCAGTTTACTTTGTGTAATTGCACTGTACTTCTCTGCCGCCTGCAATGCAGCAGTAGACGTCGCAGTAAAATCTACACGCTTAGCCAAGTTGTTTAACTCAAGATTGAGCTGATTTAGATTTACAACAGCCATAGTTAATAATTACCCGCTATGTGATTGTCTATAACATCATCGATCCACACAGGGATGCTATCACTTCTAAATGATGGCCCCCACGCAGCTTTGTTGGGTCTAATATCAAAATGAACAGACCCGGAGTATATTCCTATTCCATTAATTCCTTCAGAACTGGCGATAGCAACTAATCGACGAACTTCATTGCGGCTCAAACCATCTCTAGCAGTCCACATATCAACAGCTTTACCTCTCATGTGCCAGCTGTTCTTAGCACCACCAACTCTTGCGTTCCTTGCTGGAGAACGATATCCGCTGTTTAATTTTAATCCTCTACCAAACCTTTTAGCGATTCTCTCTAATATTTCTAACAATGCCGGATCGACTCTTGGATCAACACCAGGCAACCAAGTGTATCCCACACCTTCTGGAGGGTTTGGGTATGGTGCGGGAGCATCAAGGTCAACAGGTGTTTGTTGCTCGATTGAATCTCTAAATCGTTGAGATGCAGCTTGTTGTGCTGTTGGACTAGCGTTATATGGGATTGAACCGAGCACTAGCGGTTGCTGAGAGTGCTCCCCATCAACAAATACTCCAAATACCTGAGCACCTGGTTGTAGTCTTGTTGATGTCTGTCCATAAATTACACCGGACTCAGTGGACGGCAACATTACTGATGCCCACGGCAAATCACCAATACGAATGTCGGACCCATCATGAATGCCAACTATCCTAACCTGTACTCGTCCCAACTGGGCAGGATCAGCAGCAGGGTTACCAACAACCGTACCAACAAACCATCGCAGTTGATCGCCATAAAACATATAGTCTAGTGTTTTGATGCCTTGCATTATTGATCACCCTGGGACGTTGCCTTACCTTCAACAGAAGGTCTTGTGCTCTTATCAACAGTTTTTACACCAGTTAGTACAACATTATACCCTTCTCGTGAAAACTTGTGACGTGTTGCATAAACCAAGTACTCTCCACTCCGATGTCTATCAAACCTTGGGTTTTCTCCGTCTTCCAACGAATAGAAGTGAATTTCATAGCGATGACCAATTGTTAGATGACGCTTTTCTGCAAGAAATATTATCCCGGGCATGTGGAAGTTGGTGATTTTCTTTGTCAGCCAGTTGCGCGACGCCTTCGATCTAACCTTTTGTTTGTGTCCCCTAGGATCACTTTCAAAATAGTTATTAAACCTCGGGTGTGTATTACTTAGATAGACATTTGTTACTGGTGAATTCGGTTCTAGTTCATTTAGGTATTCTGCTTGTTGACCTGCTTTTGGAGGAACTTTTGCTCTTTCAGGATACAACGTCTCAGTGTCAATCAACCTACTATAAGCATAGACATTGTCATTTTTAAACATATCGTATGC